CAATCAATGCGGCAGACAACCGCATGGTCAACCTTTTTGCCGAAGCTATCCCCGAAGGTAACGGCGGGAAAGAAGCCGGGTTCCTGCTGCGGTGTCCTGGCTTGCGATTGCTCACAACCGTTGGCACCGGCCCTATTCGCGGCTTGTGGGTAACCAATGGCGTGGCCTATGTGGTGTCGGGCAGCAAGTTCTACAGTTTAAGTACCACCTACACGGCCACCTTGCTCGGCACCGTGTCTGGCACCGGCCCGGTCAGCATGGCCGACAACGGGACGCAGATCTTTATTGCCTGTAACCCTGAAAGTTTTATCTACAACACATCCACGGCGGTGTTCGCCCAGATTACCGATACGGATTTCCCCGGTGCTGGATCGGTTGGCTACCTTGACGGGTACTTTGTATTCAACGAACCGGACTCGCAGAAGTTTTGGGTCACCAGCTTGCTAGACGGCACTTCCGTAGATCCGTTGGATTTTGCCAGCGCGGAAGGCTACCCCGACAACGTAATTTCGTTGATCGTAGACCACCGCGAAATCTTCCTGTTTGGCACCACCAGCGTTGAGGTCTGGTATGACGCGGGAACGCCGGACTTCCCCTTGGCGCGGATTCAAGGCGCGTTCATGGAAGTCGGGTGCGAGGCCGCGTACTCTGTGGCGAAACTCGACAACAGCGTGTTTTGGCTAGGATCGGACGCTCGGGGGCGCGGAATTGTCTACCGGGCCAACGGATACACGCCCGCACGGATCTCGACCAACGCGGTGGAATACGCCATTCAGGGCTACGGCAGCATCTCCGATGCAATCGCCTACACCTACCAGCAGGACGGCCATCCATTCTATGTGCTGATCTTCCCGTCGGCTCAAGCTACTTGGGTCTATGACGTATCCACCACGTTGTGGCACGAACGCGCTGGGTTTGAGGACGGACAGTTTACGAGGCACCGCAGCAACTGCCAGATGTCGTACAACAGCGAGATTGTGGTGGGCGACTACGCGGACGGGCGATTGTACGCCTTTGATCTTGATGTCTACGCTGACGACGACCAGATCCAGAAGTGGCTGCGGTCGTGGCGGGCGCTGGCTACGGGGCAGAACAACCTCAAGCGTACCGCGCACCATTCTCTGCAACTGGATGCTGAAACGGGCGTGGGCCTGAATGCCTATCCCGCCTACGATGCCGAAGACCTTGCTACTGAAGCAGGGGACATTATTGTTGCCGAGTTTGTGCAAGGCTATCTAGTTACGCAAGCCGGTGACCAGTTAGTTACTGAGGCCGGTGACGGCAACGTGTCGCTAGTGACGCAAGTGGAACCCGCCGAGGATTACAACGGCTATGCGCTGGAAACGGAAGCCTACACCGCAACGCCGGGTTATGACCCGCAAGTCATGCTGCGCTGGTCAGACGATGCGGGGCATACCTGGTCAAACGAACACTGGAACTCAATGGGTAAACTCGGGGCTTACGGCACCCGCACCATCTGGCGGCGGCTCGGCATGACGGAGAAGATCCGCGACCGGGTTTACGAGGTGTCTGGCACAGATCCGGTCAAAATCGCCATCATGGGCGCGGAATTGTTCGTTACGCCAACGAGTAGCTAGTGGCAAACCTCAATATCACTAACATCCCCGCGCCTCGGGTGCCGTTTATTGACGAGCGCACCGGGCTGATGGCGCGGGAGTGGTATCGGTTCTTTCTCAACCTGTTCGTCCTGACCGGCAGCGGGAACAACCCGGTATCGCTTGAGGAATTGCAGCTTGGGCCACCTAACCAGCCCGATCTGACCGAGTTGCTGATCCAAATCAATCAGAACATTGCCCCGCAGTACGAGGATCAATCGGGCGACTTCTTGGCGACCCTTGACACCGCGCAACTGATGTCTATGATGTCGCGGTTTGAGAACGCCGAAGCCGCCATCCAAGGGGCGTACCTCCAGCCGGTTGTGCAGACCGGCACCATTGCCAACTACAATCTGGACGGTAGCCCAACGGCGGGCGGTGTGGCCTATGGCACCGGCCCTGCGTTGGCGGTCAGCGCTGCCGGGACGCTGGGCCAGGTGCTGACCAGCGGCGGTGCTGGAGCGCCCACATGGGCCACAGACGCGGGTGGCTCGGTCACCAGCGTGTCTGTGGTGTCTGCCAACGGGCTGGCGGGGACGGTAGCTACCGCGACAACAACCCCGGCAATCACGCTTTCCACGACCGTCACCGGCCTGCTCAAGGGCAACGGGACGGCGATCAGCGCAGCCGCCAGCGGCACAGACTACGCCCCCGCAACCAGCGGCACCTCGATCCTGTACGGCAACGCGGCGGGCGGGTTCAACAACGTCACCATCGGTTCAGGCGTTTCCTTTGCCGCTGGGACGCTGTCCGCGACCGGATCGGGCGGCACGGTGACCAGCGTGGCCGCGCTGACCCTTGGCACGACCGGCACAGACCTGTCCAGCACCGTGGCAAACGGCACGACTACGCCGGTCATTACGCTCCAAGTTCCAACCGCTTCTGCGGCTAATCGCGGTGCTTTGAGCGCCGCAGATTGGACGACCTTTAACAACAAGGGCAGCGGCAGCGTTACCAGCGTCAGCTTTACCGGCGGGATCATCACTGTTGCAACGGCTACCACTACCCCGGCGCTAACGGTTGCCGGGACAAGCGGCGGCATACCCTACTTCTCCAGCGCGTCAACCTGGGCTACGTCTGCCGCTCTTGCGGCGGGGGCGGTAGTTCTTGGCGGTGGCGCGGGCGTGACACCAGCTACGACCGCAACCGGAACGGGTGTTGTTACCGCGCTCGGGGTCAATACCGGAACGGCAGGCGCGTTTGTAGTCAACGGCGGCGCTTTGGGTACACCGTCTAGCGGCAGCGTAACCAACCTGACCGGCACCGCCAGCATCAACATCAATGGGACGGTGGGGGCTACAACGGCGGCTGATGGTAAATTCACCACATTAAGCGCATCAGATACGTTTACGCCAAATCAAACAAAAGGCATTGTTGGAACGACCACAAACAATTCAGCCCAAACAGGAAGCGTTGGCGAGTATGTCGCGTCAATTGTTTCTTCAGGATCGGCGGTTGCGTTAACGACAGGCACAGCAAAGACCGTTACTAGCATTTCACTGACTGCGGGGGATTGGGACGTTGAAGGGTCTATTACATTTACCGGCGGGGCAACCACTAACGTCGTGTACCTTAATGCTGACTTGTCTACTGTTAATGACACTCTTGTTGGCAATGTGGGTACGTTCAACAGCACCACATATGGGGCCGCTGGCATAGTCTTATTTCCTGTGGTAGATCAGAATATTCCGCTGTACATGACACGGGTAAGCATTTCTTCGACTACGACATATTATCTTGTAACGCGGGCATCTTTTTCAATTAGCACTTGTTCCGCGTATGGAGCAATTAAAGCTAGGCGAGTACGATAATGAACAACCCAAACCCGCCGAGGGGCGCATAAAATGAGCCTTACCAAAGTAACCAATTCAATGATTTCTGGTGCCGTTGTCAATGTCCTTGATTTTGGCGCTGATTCTACTGGCATCGCGGATAGCACTGCGGAAATTCAAGCCGCCATTGATAGCGTAACAAATGGAACCGTGTATTTTCCAAACGGCACATATTCCATTAACACAACGCTAAACATTGATGCTGATACAAAACTATCGTTAAATCTTGTTGGCAATGGTTTGGCATCTAAGCTGCAATACGATGGAACAACTAGCGCTATCCCTATGGTTTATTACTATGGTGGTAGTAACTCAGCGTTTTCAAAAATTGAAGGCTTGCAGTTTTTCAACAATTATCACACAGGCGACACAACCTTAAACAATGTGATCGGTGTGCGGATTGGTGAGAAAAACGCAGCCGCAACAGACGGAGGCAATGGAACCTGTAACGTAACTTTTACAAAAAACCAATTTCAGTACTTCGATACCGCAATTGAAATTTATAGCGAAAGCGATCAAGTCACCATTGAAGATAATTACTTTTTTGTATGGACTGGGTATGCGGTTTTAGGAACAAAAAATCCATTGGTTACTTCTGGCGCTGGTAGCGCGACTACGCGAGTGCTAAACAATCTTTTTATCGGCGGGCAAACTGGTTCTTGGGCTGTCAAATTTAACGGTTCTGGTTGCTATGCAATTGGTAATACCGTTCAAAACGCCACATCAGGCAAAGGCATCTGGCTTTCAAGTGGTGCGGGTTTTAATGTCTCTTGCAACTACACAGAGTCAACTGGTGTTGGCCCTTTTATTCTTTGTGATAGCACAGGAAATGGTTACATTGGCGAAAATGAAATTGGCGGCTACCCTGGCGGGTATGTTATTGACATTAGCTCAAGTTGCGACAACGTAAACATCGGGTCAAATCTTTTTGCGGTTTCAGGCGGTGTGCCATTGGCTCATGTAAGAATTGATGCTGCGTCTACTGGAGTAAACCTTTTAGGCAAACAGCAGGCTTCCTCTGGAAGCAGTAATTTAATTACCGGAACGCCAAGTTTTTCTTTTGATGGGAATGGCAATACTACCGCTTCGACCTCTTGTAAAGCCCCACTTGTTACAACCGAAAGCAGTTTTGTAAACATTACGGGTTCGTCAAATTCCACACTATTTACCGCCGTGGATAACGCTTGCTATCTAGTCAACCTATCTCAAGAATCCGAAGATTATGCTGCGACCGCGCTCGTAACTGTTATCGGAAATAGCGGAACGGTGGCGGTAACTTCTTTGTATAGCACCAACGCAAGCCTGTCTATTACGGCAACAGGGTTAGCGATCAAAGCAAACAATGGAATTGGTAGCACAAGAACTGTTTATTACGGCTACATTAGAATTGCTTGAATTAAAACGGCGTTAAGGAAAAACCATGAGCAACGTAAACCTCTCAGCATTTGGTGGTGTCGGTTGGCAGTTTTTCGACAACAACGGTGTGCCGTTGGCCGGTGGGTTGATCTACACCTACGCGGCAGGCACCACGACACCGCAGGCCACCTACACGACCAGTGCGGGAACAATAGCGCACACCAATCCGATTGTGCTGAACTCGGCAGGCCGGGTGTCTGGGGGGCAGATCTGGTTGCTGTTCGCCAGCTACAAGTTTGTCCTGCAAACTTCGGCGGCGGTGTTGATTGCGACCTACGACAATATTTCCAGCGGTGGTGGTGGTGTGCCTGTCATTTCAAACTTTACCGGCGATGGCACCACGGTCAGTTTTAACTTGGGCAACGCAACCAACGAGAACACTACAAACGTCTACATCAACGGCGTATACCAGCAAAAGAACACCTACTCGCTTAGTGGGTCAAATCTGGTGTTTTCAGCAGCGCCCCCGAATACATCTACGATTGAAGTCAGCTTTACCTAGCCGGATCCAAACCAGTTAGCTAAGGAGAATTAAATTGACAGTTACAGTTAAGGTTTTGATTCCGGCTAAAACAGCCGAAGCAACTCAAGTTACCCAATACACCGCGACCAACGTCACCACGATTATCGACAAGTTCACGGCGACCAACTACAGCGCAACGGCTGCAACCTTGAGCGTTAACTTGGTTACCTCGGGCGACACGGCGGGCAACCAAAACTTGATCACCAAGACCAAGACGCTGGCGGCAAGCGAGGTGTACACTTTCCCCGAGATTGTCGGCCAGGTGCTGATGGCAAGCGGGTTTATCTCCACCATCGCTGGAACGGCCACGGCCATCAACATTCGCGCAAGTGGGCGGGAAGTTAGCTGATAGGCCACAGGAGAAAGACATGGCAATGCTAGAAGACGTACTGGGCCAATACAACCAAAGCAACTTTGATATTGGCTCGGCTGCGGCGCTCATCCGCCAGCTTGGGCAACAAGTGGGGCTGTCCGAAGAAGAACTGGCCGCTGCCGTCCCAGTGTTCGGCGACGAGCATCGGGCGGCGATCAACAGCGGCTACACCGAAGGCAGCAACTATTCTGCCATTGCTCAACGTGCGGTTGCGGACGCTCTGGATGCGCGGGGGGTAGACTCATCGCGCTTCAAACAGGCCACGCAAGGCTTTGTTGACCAAGGCGCACAACAAGCACAACAACGGTGGCAGGCGACACAAAAACCGAATAAAGGGTTGTTCGGCGATCTTGGGCCGATTGCCAAAATTGCCGCGTTGTTTCCCGGCCCGCAGCAACCGTTCCTTCTGGCAGCAAATGCGGCAAACAGTCTTAGCCAGGGCGATCTAATCGGTGCGGGAACAAACGCTCTCGGAGCCTATGGTGGTTTCAGCGGGGGGTACAACCCCGGTGCTGGTGGCGAGGGGGCATTGTCTGCTTCCGAGTTTGCGGCCAATGCTGGCCCCGCGTACACAGGAGGCAATATGGACGGTTTTGACCCTAGCGAAGTTAATCTTGGCGAATACCAGAGTTTCAGCCCCGGCTACACCGGCGACATGAACTTAGGTGAATATCAGAGTTTCCCCGCTACCGGCGGTGCCTCTGGGCAGGGGATGCTACAGCAACTCATGTCCGCTACCGGCTTGACCGAAAAGCAGCTTACGGGTTTAGGCTCGGCGGCGATCTCAAGCCTTGCTTCGCTGTACGGAGCCAACCGAATAGGCAAAGCCGCCTCTACTGCGGCGAACATCGGTACGGGTGCGGCTGACCGCGCCTCGCAACTCCAGCAGAACCAGTACGACCAGACCCGTGCGGATCTTGCGCCGTATCGTATGGCGGGGACAAACGCGTTGGCGCAACTGACGGCGGGTACGGCACCTGGTGGGCAGTTCACCAAGTCATTTGGCATGTCGGACTTTGAGCAAGACCCCGGCTACGGCTTCAGGATGTCCGAAGGCTTGAAGGCGCTCGACCGTACTGCGGCGGCTCGCGGCAACCTGTTGTCAGGGGCCACGCTGAAGGGCGCACAGCGGTACGGGCAGGATCTGGGCAGTCAGGAGTACCAGAACGCGTTTAACCGCTACCAGACCAACCGCAGCAACGTCCTGAACCCGCTCCAGAGCCTTGCCGGTGTTGGACAGACTTCGACCAATCAAGGAATTGCTGCGGGGCAGAACTACGCAACCAACGTGGGTAACCTCGGCATGGGCGCTGCGGCTAACCAAGCTAACGCGGGTCTGACCGCCGCACAAGCCAACCAATCTGCATACGGCAACGTCGGCAACGCGTTTGCAAATTACCTTACGCCCAACCCCATGAACGAGTTCTTCCAAAACCAGCTTAACAAGCGGCCGGGGCAATAATCATGGCAAACATCAACTTTGGCATACTCGACACGCAAAGCCCTGCGAAGATCGGCAATGCGTTCATCCGCTCACCGGAGCAGCAGAACGCCAATATGCTCCAAGCGATGCAGATGCAGGGGTTTGTAAATCAAAATGAACTAGCGCAATCACAACTCAGAACTGCTAGACGCGCCGAAGAAGGGCAAGCCCTGCTTGGTCAAGCGTACGCAGGAGCCAATTTTGGGACAGGCGGAACTGCGGGAGGAATGGCAGATGGTGCTGGTCAATCACCATATCCTTCAATGCGGGAAAATATTGTTAAAAAACTTCTCGGGACTCCTAGTGCTTACCTAATTCCTGGTGAGTTGGCAAAAATTACTGAGATGGAAAATAAAGAAACGACTAACAGAAAAGCGCAAGGGGAAGTAGAAAAACAAGCGCGTGAGGCTGTTGACTATACATTGAAACAATATCAAACCGAAGTGCCTAGAGTTACTGACGCAGCAGGCGTTGAAAGATATACCCGCGCAACTTTTAAAGACAAGTTGTTAGGGCCGATAGTGAGTAGGTTTAAGACAGAAGACCAAGCTGTTGCAGATGCTGTAAATTTGTTTAACTCACCCGGCGGCGCAAACAAATGGGCCACGCAGAACATGGGTATGTCAGCAGATAAACTTGTTGACTTGCTTAAAACAACTACAAGAACTACAAATCTTGGAAACGTGAATAGAGAACAAAAAGTTGATGCGTTTGGTAATCCAGTTGGAACTCCGGTTGATACACCAATGCAAATGACACCAGGACAAGTACAAACTGCTAAAGACGCAAGACTTTCCCGCGAACAATCTGCAAGTCAGTTTAACGCTGGTGGTTACACTTATGATTTGAAACAGGGCGTGAGATACAACAGAAATGGAATTGCAGAACCTTTATTGCAACAACCTGCTGGCGGATCTGCTGCTTCTGTAGGTGGTGGCATCCCAACAGGACGTAATGCCGCAGGATTGGTGCCTGTTGGAGTAACTCCAGAAAAACCACCAGAGTCATATTACAAAGAAGTTAAGGGGTTATAAATACCAATGACGCAATAAATAACCTGAAACAAATGGTTAGTAATTTTACTCCCGCAGATATGGTTAACCCCGCTCGTAGAGCAGAAATTGATACGGCGCATAAAACCGCAGTATTACTATCCAAAGAAATGTTTAACTTGGGCGTGTTAAACGGCGGCGACCAAAAAATACTTGAGCAAGTAATTCCTGACCCTATCGCATTTAGCAAAGGTCTTGTCCCAATTGAAACAATTAGAAAAAACCTTGACGCAGCTTCAAATGTAGTTAGTCGCATGAATAACACATTATCAAGAGTTCACAAGCAACCATTGTTGAGTTTGGATGCAGTAACACCCAATGCGCCAAGTCCATCAGCGCCGCCAATTCAATCCTTCAGGAGACCGTGATGGCAGGCTACGATATTGAAGGCGCAAGGAAAGCCGGTTATTCCGATGAGGCGATTGCGCAGGACATGGCTGATTTCGCTAAAATTGATTACTCCGCAGCAATAAAAGGGGGGCATACAAACGAAAGCATTATCAAAAGCCTGTCCGTTAATAAAAACAAAGAAGCTGGCGCAAATGCGCCTGGTGCCGCGCAAGGATTGATTTCTGTCTTGCAAGGCCCGACCCTCGGGTTTGCTGACGAGATTCTGGGCGGTATCGGGGGCGCTTATGACGCTTTGACAAAGGGTGGCGGTTACCTACCAAACTACAGAGCAAACAGAGATTATCTGCGCGGTGCTGCTGAATTCCAGCAAAAGCAAAATCCGGTAACTACGGGAATAACGCAAGCAATGGCATCTGCGCCGTTGAGCGTTCTGCGGCTATTTGGTGCTGCACCGCAAGCCGCAAATGCTATGGCAGTCCCGTCTGTAAATATGCTTGGTCAAGGAATGACTGCGGCTGGAACTGGGGCGCTTTTCGGAACCGTTGGTGGGGCTGGTGCATCTACTGCGGATACTCTTGGCGGCGTTGGACTTGACGCATTGAAAGGCGGCGCGTTAAGTGCTGCCATTGGGGGCGCAACTGTGCCGGTCTTGGGCATTGCGGGTGCTGTTGGTGGGAATATTGCACAACGATTTAATCCTACTCGGGCAACAACCGCAGCACAGTTGGAAATTGCTCAAGCGTTGGCTAGAGATGCTGAAGCTAGAGGAATAGCTGGCAATCCGGTTATTGCGGCTAGATCCACATTGCCGACATTAGGCGAACCTGCGGTCATTGCCGATGTTGGTGGTGCCAGCACTCGCGGTTTGTTGGACACAATGGCAACCCTACCTGGCAGGACAAAAGAGGCCGCAGCCCAATTTATTCGTCAGCGTGAAAACGTAGGCGCAGCGCCGCGCATGATTGCTTTGGCTGAAGAATCTATGGGCGTACAGGGTCAAAGGCTTGCGCCGACATTGGAGGCATTAACGATAAAGCAAGCTGCTGATGCTGCGCCGATCTACAGGCAATTGGAAAACGTATCTTTCCGCGCAGATGATGAACTTGTAAAACTATTAGCAAGGGAACCAGCAGCACACACGGCTGCTGAAATATCTGCTAGAAGGCTCGGAAAACCACACATAGATTTATCTTTAATAAAAGCGGGTGACGATGTTCCTCTGGCTGCTTTGGATAAAATGAAACGCACTTTGTGGTCTATGGCAGACAGTGCAAAAGAAGCAGTTACCAAAAAACCAACCGACCCAAGTCGTGACATTGACAGTATTCGTGTTGCATTAATTGATAAACTTGACAGGCTCTCTCCTAAAGATGCCGCAGGTAATTCTATTTACAAAAAAGCTAGGGATGCCTTTGCCGATCCTGCCGAACTAAAAGATGCTGCAAACATTGGCGCAAAAGCACTATCGCAAACAGAAGCACGAATCAGCGATCAGATTAAAAACTTTAGCCAAGCAGAACTTGATGCTTTTAGGGTTGGGGCTTTTGAGTCTTTGCGGCAAGAGTTGGGGACTTCTCTTGGTGGCAGAACAAAAATAATTAATGCGTACAAAAACCCTGTAGTGGCAGAAAAACTGCAAACCATTTTTGGGAGTGAATCTGCCTATAGACGATTTGCTACAAGCATGGCAAACGAGGAACGATTTAGGCTGCTAAATGCAACAGACAAAGGATCTCAAACAGTAAGCAGAGCAGCCGCCGCTGATGATCTCGGTATGGGCGCATTACAAGACGTTGCTGGAGTTGCTTCTGGTGTTGCTGGCGGCAGTCCTGCGGGGATCGGGCAAGGCTTGCTTAATCTGTTCAACCGCACAAAAATGCCTGAAACCACCAGAAACGAATTAGGACGAATCTTGTTGACCGGAGGCCAAGAGGGTCAAAACAATCTCCGCGCCATGATGCAAGCCGGAGAACGCATAGCAAGGCAACGGCAAGAATCGGCTCGACGCGCTGGAGTGTTTGCAACAACTCCAGTCGGGGCGGCTACTGGTGCCGCAGCCTATCAAATGGTTCCCGGTATTGAGTAATGGCGACCACTAACGAACTTGACGTTCGCCTGACCTCCCATGAGGCGGTATGCGAACTGCGGTATGAAACCATCAACGCCCGGTTAAAGAGGATTGAGCATATTGGCTTTACCGTTGCTGGGTTCATCATTGCCTTACTTATCCACCTTGTCCTGAAGGTCTAAACATGAAAAAGCTGCTTCTTCTCTTGCTGCTGCCGGTCAACGTGTTTGCCACAGAACTTATGATCTGCAATGGTGAATACGCCCTGTGTGCGGCTTCCGGTTCCACGCCTACCGGCAAGAAGATCATGGTCAAGGGCAAGGAGTTTGCAGAGGGGATGGCAGTCTGCCCTGTCCTTACGGGCCGAAGCGTAGCCAACGGTGCGCTGATGAATAAGTCCTGCGATGCCCCTGCCGGGAAGGTCTGGAGCCTGTTCTCTACCGTCAGCGAAGCGCCACAAGCGCCGACATGGGCGGTTGCGCCACTTGTGAAGCGATCCTTCATACTTGGCAAAGATTCTGGCATGAGTAATCAGTGGTCGTTCATCTGCGACAAACAAGCCAAGAAAGTGAACGGTGTAACCCTAGCGTCCTGCTACGGCCCGATCAACGAATCACCCTTTACAAATGGGCATATCAAGCCGGGTACTACAATCATTACCGATGCTCCGGTTGGAGTGTTGAACCCCGTAGGTGGAAACTTCTAGGAGACTATTATGGGCTGGCTCAGAAAGCGTTTTGGTGAACCGTCAACTCTGGCAGGACTTGGGATTTTGTTTGCTGTTGGAATCCCGCTTGTCCCGCAGCAGTATCAACTGCTGGCGCAAGGGCTGGCGGCTGCAATGGGGCTGGGTGCGGCTGGACGGGCAGATCCCGGTAACAAGTGACCCCGCATTTCAGCCTTGCAGAACTGACCCGCACCGATCACCGGACACTCGACAACACTCCAGATCCCGCCGCACTAGCCAACTTGCACCGGCTGGCGGCGTTTCTGGAGCAAGTCCGAGAGGTGCTGGGCGGCAGGGCGGTGGTAATCAATTCTGCCTACCGCAGCAAGGCCGTCAATGATGCCGTAGGAAGCAAGGATACAAGCCAGCACAGGCTTGGTTGCGCCGCCGATATCCGAGTACCGGGGATGAGTCCTGACGCTGTGGTGAGGGCTGTAATGGCCTCTGGGCTGGCTTATGACCAATTGATTAAAGAGTTTGATAGCTGGACGCACATCAGCATCCCAAACGCGCCCGATGCGTACGCTCGGAAAATGGTATTTATTATCGACAAGACCGGCACACACCTATTTCCCGTTGATCCAACTGGGCTGGCGGCGGTGTAGGCATCCTTGGCAGCGCCAAGTCTTGATCTTTCCTCCTCGCCCCTTCGGAACCAGCTTAACTGCAACGTTCATCTGGCAAGCGCCGCATAATTTTTGACTAGGGTTAGTGTCCTTATTCATAGTTTCCTCATCCTGAGCGCAACTCGCGCACGTTGATATCGTTTTTCTATTTGATCCGGCGTGTTGATGCCCTGCCGAATAATTGTGACTTGATCGCAACCAGCAAGGGCAAGTTTGGGCGGCGAGAGCCATGATGGGAGAGGAATTATCTCTACAGGCACTTTTCGTTTTGTCATTGTTAATCTAAAAGTTAGAAAAAAAAGCGGCTGACCTGTGCAAGCCAGCCGCCAAAAACGCCACGGGTGATAGGAGCAGACCCCGCAACGTCAAATCAAAGCAATGCAAATACTGGCGACTAGGCACAGGACAAACATAGCCCAAAGCGCCCAATCGGGCCACGGTTTCATTTGTTCCCCTCGCGTATAGGAGCCATCATGGTTTCTCCCCTGTGGTGTGGTGGCGCTTCATGGCGCCTCCCAAAGTAGTTTCTGTCCTTGCAGAATTTCTGCGGTATCAACGCGAGGGCGGCTTGGCACATTCCAATTTCCCCCCCCCCGTTCGGCAATCAGTTTCCAACCAGCTGCGCGGAGACTCGCCCCGCCCTCTGCTGGCAGCGTGTATGTCATCAGCCTGCGGTATCCCAATGCTTTGGCAACCCGCCACGCGGCCCCGTAGAGCATCGAACAGGCGTTCCTAGCCCCATCGGTACAACAGCGGTTCACTTCCAGCGTGTAGCCGTTGTCGCTGTTCCTTGCTACCGGCCTGCCGACCATTACCACACCGCGCACCTTTCCTTCAGCATCTGATACTGCGATGCAGAACTTGCACCCCGGCATCGGCTTGTGGTGACGGTGCAGGGTCGCAACAAAAGCATTGGCCTCCGCAAAGTCGATGGGCGTTACGGTCAGCACCCCTATCGCTTCCCTGCGTCAGGGCAGGCTCCGCAGGTGCAGACGTACCGCCCCTCGTTCAACGATCCCGTCCGGTTATAGCCGCATTCGACCGGCTCCCCTTTCATACGATAGCGATCCACTAAATCGTCAAACTGATAAACACCCATCAGCGCCTCGTTGTACAACGCGGCAAACTTCCTCGGGTTGAGTGTGCGGATGTACTCGTACCGGGCTGCGCGATCAAATATCTCCGCGCCGGGCAACTGCTGCGCCCAGTCAGGACGATCTGTTGCTGCCGTTGCGGATGGGGCCGCGTTCTGCATTTTGTTGATCTCGCCGTGCAAGTTGGCGATGGTTGTCCGGTGAATAATCAACTGCTCCAGCAGCGCATCACGTTCATGCTCGGCCCTTTGCGCCCGTCCTTGAAACTGCGGGAGGAGGCGTTGCTTGAGATCCGCAAGTTCGGCAACAGCAGAACACGCTCCCGGTGTCGGGCAACCTTTTGGCTCAACTGTTGCCCTGTGCTTGGCGATCAACTCTCGGTTCTCCTCTCGCTGCGTTAACCGCGCTCCTTCTTCGTCGTTATCCATCATTCTTCTCCTCATCACCAATCTTCACAGACTCCAAAAACTCCGCCAACAAATAGACACAGGGCAATATCAAGTCGCGGCAGATCGCATCGTGTACATCGGACTCCGTTTTGCCTACGATCTGCGCGTAGATTTTAAGCGCCCCGAGTCGCTCGCTCACCAACATATCAAGGTGGTCGAAGTCGAGTCGTTTCACTTTTTCAATGTTTTCGTATTCCATCATTTCTTCGCGCCTTTCTTTAGCACCTTGGGCGTCCATGTAAACACATCGGGCAGGGCTTCCTTAAGTTTAGGCACTCGGTTCTGCGGGTGCAGCACCCACCGGGTGTCGAGCCATTCAATGGCGGCTTGCAGTTTTTCTGCTTGTGTCATTTTGCCTCCAATGCTTTCGCGTCTAGTGCCTTCAACAGCCCCGCCATGATTTCCCTTGCTTCGTGGGTGCTAAACGTCTGATGCGTCTTTGCCACGATGCTCTCGGCCCTTCGAATTGCTTCGGCGGGAGTCATTTCAGAACGGGATATCGTCGGTCATATCGTCCATCGGGCGCTTTTGCTCCTGCGGCGCGGCCTTTTCCTTCGGTTTGAATGTGCTAACGGCGGCGTACCATTTTCCGCCTTTGCTTTCCTTCACATCCACGTTTACCCATTCCTCTCCGGCCTTGTGCTTCTCGCGGAGCCACACGCCCAGATCGGCAACCTTGATGCTAATTTGCGCCTTCACGAATTCGGGCGCGTTCTCATGCGGAGCCTTGACGATCAAGCCGTTTACAAATTCAATATCAGCCATTTAAGCTACCTTTTTGAGTTGGTTAACCATTTTGTCCACGGTATCCAAAAAGGCGATCACCGCGGTTTCCAGTTCAAGAATTCGCGCTGGATCGCGTTTGTAGCGAATGATGAAAAGCTGAAGGTGCTCAGGCAAATCGGGCCTGAAGCTGGCGAAATCGCACCAATCCCTGCCGGAACACGCCATCTGCCACATCATCTGGTTTTTGTACCCAGCTGGGACGATTCCGGCAAGCAGATAAGCAAGGTGCGTGGCGACCTTCGGGCATTTAATCTCGACTAGCCCAGAATTGCCCACCAGACCGTCTGGAGAGGCTCCAGCGCGTTCGATAGTTGGGTGCTGGCAAAACCCTACCTCGTCCACGCTAAACCCCGTCTCAGCCTCGTATGCCGACCTTGCCAGCGGTTCCATTTCCGTCCCGAACTGCATGGCGGCGTTGGTGTAGTCCGAGCCTTGCGGCTTGCCGGTCAGGAGCTCAGCGACAAGCTGCGCTTGATAATCCCGGTAGCCAGCCGTTTCTGGCTTTGCTAGGACCGCCGAAACCATGCTGGCTGTGACTTTGCCAGCACGTTCAGCAAGCCATTCCGGTGTCCCCTGAGTGCTCATTGGCTGCCCTCAAGGAAGCCTTCGGTGCGCTGAAGAACCTCTTTGCGCTTGTTTTTCGCGTTTGTGAGCGTTGCCATGCCCATCGTGTCGTTGTCCCGCTGGGCCTCTTTGTAGGCAAGCGTGAATAGCTTTTGCAGAGCCTCAAGCGTAGTTGCTGCGTTCAAAGCCTCCGAATGTTTGCTCCAGTCTTTGGCGTTTGGCTTTGCTGCAACTGCGGCATTGCCGTCATCATCCTCGGGTGCAACTCCGACCGCAGCCGATAGACTGTACCGCCTAGCGTATGTCAGGGCCGAGCCGTATCCCTGTGCGTCATTTTTGCTGACCGGCAGGGCCAAGACCCCGCATGAGATCCACTCGCCCGACGAGTGCAGGATCATTGTCTCGACTCGCACTTCGTCCAGATCGGACGATTGGACCGTCTGGATGTAGCTCAGTCCGTTGGCAGAAAACGCGCTGCGGATCGCCTCGACCACGCTGGCGAGATCCGCGTATTTGCTTTTGAAGAACGGATTCGCGCTGTCTTTGACCGCGCCTTTCATGGCTCCCTGCGCTTTTGCCAACGCTGCCGCAAGCCCTGCGATTGATTCTGATTTGTTCATTTGTCGCCCCAAATTAAGATTGAAAAACATATCATTGCGCCAATGGCGCAAGCGTGAGAAACGATTTCCGAGATGCTCATTCCTCCTCCGAGGCGCGTTCGTTGGCGAGGTCAGACACGATGTCGGAACCCGTCAAATGCATGATGAGCATTGCTTCGAGGTCAGACACGATGTCGGAACCCGTCAAATGCATGATGAGCATTGCTTCAACAGAGTTACGTTCGCGCCTGATGCGATTCTCAAGAGCTTGGCTGTTGTCGCTAATAGAGCAGAGGTACATCTCCCATGCGTAGCTGGGGTCGCGGTTCTCCATCAGATAATCGTAGAGGTCAAACTGGGCGCGGCCCTTCTTGGGCCATTGACCGTACTCGAGGATGGTTTCAACGATCTCCTCAAGCGCCAACTCCAACTCTCTTTCCGTCAACTCGCGGCGCTGGTCTTCGTCCCCGTGGGCTTCGTTTTGGCGGCTCATGCTGCTACCGCCAAAGCAACAAATTGTTGCACCGAAAACTGCGCGGTGAATTTTGCGAGTGCGATGGCCTTCACTTCAGCGATTTTGATCTTCATTTAAATCTCCTTAGTAGCTGATTGAGTAGGGATGACCATCTTCAAACGCCTCAAGCGCGAGGTCGCGTGAGGAGTGCTGCAACTTCCTCGCTACACTAGGGCGCTCAAGGCGGCAAGACTGCGGCCCCTCTGCGTTCGCATAGAAGTCGTTAACCCACTTGTCCACCGACTTCACCGTGGCGCGGATGATCGACACGCTGTTCTCCCAGCGGGAGCAGTCGCAGTCCATGCCGCTGTTGACCATTGCAATCTTGCCGTTTTCGGCATACCCAACAACCTGCCGCAGAATGGTTGCGCGTTTCTGCCTCGCCTCAGTCGCCTCACTCAGCAAATGGCGGCGCTCTTCGATTCGATTCCGCGCCCACAGTTTGAAGATGCCCTTCTCTTCCTGCTCTACGGTAAGTCCGTTCATGGTAAATCTCCTTTGTTTTGCCAGACTCGGTCTGGCTGCGTATTCCGAAGCCCCCGCGTAAGCAGGGGCAGCGGAATAAAATGCTAATTTAGCAATCTTCCTGCTTCGCGTTCAAACGATACCCGCGAGTCTTGATGCTGGATTCCTCTAGCGTATGCTGTGATACCTGTAGCAACATCCCAAAAGTTTTCCATCGGTCTTTGTTCATCACTCATGTGCGCGGCTTTGATCGCAGAAGACTGTGCGCGAGTAAAACGTTTAGAGAGAAATTCATCGATATTGTCGATGCGTTTTGATCTTGCATCTTCGATGGCTTTAACAACGCTTGTGGTGCTGCTCGTTGCGTAGCTTTCGATTGCGGGTGCAATTTCTTCAAGCCAACGATCTGTAGCAGATGCTGTATGCCGGATTTTTATTTCTGCGTATTGCGTAGCACCCCACACGATGCGATTGCAACAAACGTAATCAAACAAAAAGGTGCTGATTCCCAAAGTCGATGAACCTACTTCGCTGTTCCACACAAAAAACCCTCGCGCCATTTCTCCCGATTTACCATCACGACGATTAGGAACCGTTATGCGGTGCTTTTCATCAGCAAGAAACACAAACATATCCCTATCAGAAGCATAAAGAGTCGTGTTGTTTTTTGTGATTGCAACGTCTTTGCCGAATTCGCCGGGGATGCGAAAATCGCCTGTCACACCATCACCGAAACGATCTACTAACGCTTGCGTGATTGTCGAGTTCCACACCCGCCCATAATTTGGGCCTGTAACAGCGCGGAGTTCAGCGGGGCCTCCGTTTTGATAAAGCAGGATTCCGCAATCTTCGATGTCCCGCGAAACCTGCAACCCGAAGTTAATGCAGTCTGCCGCCATGGGTGAGGGCAAGCTACGCAGATAACCGGAAGGCGCTCCTGCGCGTTGTGCGAGTTGCCCGAATGACCAGTTGGTAATATTTACGTCACCACCGTTGGGGCCTACGCAGATCAAGGATTTGTTATCGTTTTCTACGGGGCGGCATTCGATGACGCGGCCGCTCATTACTTTGGCGCGACTGCGTTCGCGGACGGTCTGCACATGGTCGTTGAGTTCGGTCAAGCTAAGGAAGCGTTCATCAGCGGGACGGGTGGACCATTGGCGATTCGCTTGCATTAATGTTGTCATATATTGTCCTGTATTTTCTAGTACCGGATTCCGCACCGGCAAGCGTTTTGGTCAAAGCGACCAAGAAAGGGTTGCCCCTTTCCAAGTCGTTCTATTCTTCTATTTCTTCGTCTTCTTCTTCGTCTTCATCAACCTCAATATTATTTTCATCATCGATTGCCATGTGCGCAGCTTCGTGGGCTTTGCGATCTTGATGCATTTTTTCCATCATTGCTTCTTGTGCCGCGGTGCGAACAGGATTACGAAAATCTTCGGGGTATTCTGCTTCCAGTTCTGCAAGTGTTTTCATTTTGTTTTTCCTTAATTGTGGTTAATGCAACTTTCGCAATCGCACGAAATTACATCTTGCTTGGCTGCTCTCCGCAATTCTTCCATTGTGTCGTACCCTCTCACGTGAACCACCTCGTCGTAAAATCTCCAACCATACGGAGTGTTTAAAATAAAACCAACATTACCGTCTGAATCAACATCTCTTGTTACGTTTAATTTGTATTTTTTTGCCATTTTGTTGCTCCGGTTGTTTGCTTCGATGACCCATACTAAATCAACTAAACTTGTCAGTCAACTCTTTTTGACAAATAGTTTTCAAGGGTATATTGTGCTCACATGAAAACACTTGACGCGGTGCAACATTTTGGGAGTCGGCGAGCGATTGCCGACACTTTAGGAATCAGCAGGCAGGCGGTCTACGCTTGGGGGGCGGTCGTTGCCAGAGGTGCAGCGTACCGGCTCCAGGTGATGACCGCGGGGAAGCTGGTCGTGGACGAGGCCAAGTACAAGCGGAGGAAAAAGTGAGCAACGACGAGCTGAAGGTGCTGGAGCAGGAATACAACGACATGGCAGAGGAGGGCCGCGCCATGTGGGAGGATCTCGAAGGCTATGTGGTGCGGATGAAGGAGATCCGCAAGATCATTGACGCGGAGAAGCCAGGTTGTTACGACGAGATTGTGCTGCTCTTTGGCGGCAAGCTGGATCTCAGCCTATGAACTGGGCGAATTGGGCGAAAAGATTCCGCCCAACTATTTTTTGCGATTGCTTTGCAAAAAGTGAGGATCGGCTTATGATCTTAGGTGATGCGTTGGTCGGCAGACCACGCAAGCTGAACCCAGCCAGTACTGGGTGATGGCGCATCGCTCTACCTTACTGGAGGCTTGATGAATTACTACCCATTTCATATCGGCGATTACGCCGCCCATACGCGCTATCTGACGCTGATGGAAGATCTGGCCTACCGCCGGATGCTGGATCTGTACTATGTCAGCGAAAAACCCCTCGAGCCAGCCGAACAAACCGCCCGATTGATCGGGATGCGCGACCACGTTGCGGAGGTCGGAACCATCCTATCCGACTTCTTTGAGGCTACCGAGGCGGGTTTCATCAATAAACGTGCCAACGAGGAACTGGACAAGTTTTCCCTTATGAAACAAGGGGGCCGGGATGGGGCGGCTAAGAGGTGGGGAAAGGGAGGGGATAGGGAGGCTATAGCCCCCCCATCGCCCCCCCAATCACCCCCTAATAGCAACCAGAACCAGAACCAGAACCAGAGAAAAGCAAGTACATCGGACGCTGCGCGACCGACCCCTGCCCGTAAGAAGGTTCCCTTGCCGAGCGATTTTGCTGTTTCGCCTCGAGTTTCGGCTTGGGCTATCGAAAAGGGCTTTGACCGACTCCCTGACCACCTGGACGCTTTTCGGCGCAAAGCCGAGATGAACGCTTACCGATATGCCGACTGGGACCTCGCTTTCATGGAGGCGGTTCGTGAGGACTGGGCGAAGCTGCGCGGTAACGGTAGGGCTGGACCGGCGCCGATAGCGGTCCCTGACGGCACGATTAAATGCGAAACCTGTGGGACGCGCACCCGACAATTCACCGGGCGGCAATGTGATCCCTGCTGGCGGGGTGTGGTTAACCCAAGGGTGGCGGCATGAATCCCGCGGTTGCCCTGCTCCGCTCCAAAGAACCGGAACCCCGCCGACAGTTGATTGATTGCGCTCACGCAAACTGCATGAGCCATGCAATCTGCAAGGTCAAGCGTAAGCAGGGCTGGGCGAACCTGTGCGATTTTCACTACGCGAACGACAACGCGGATTCCTCTTACGATTACTGCGCCAGGCATGGCTTGACAACAACCGAAAAGAAAATCGCCCACACCAAATCGATGCTGACGGCCCAGAAAGACTACCGGGCATGGATGAAGGCTCCGAAAACTGCTCTGGCTCAGGAGTTTGCAGACAAGATTCTGGGACGAGTTTTTGTGCGTGAGCGAGTACCTGGCGAAGACGATGAACCCATAGACGAGGAGATTTCGATATGAGCACAAAAGAAGAACTGCGAGCAGCAGCACCTCAGAGCGCCGCTTTTGTGGACGCGATGCGGGAAGTCTTCGGTGACGACATTCGCGTTCTGCGGATTGTTGAAGGCAAAGTAAGCATCGACAAGCGCCCCGCGTGGATGCGGGCCGCAAACGACAAACCGGAGGCCGCATGAGCAAAGAAGAGGATTTCATTACCGGCGTTGCGAATGGCGTATTCGAGTTTCTTGCGGATCGTCCGGTAAGCGTTATTGATCCGATGATTGAGTCAATTTCTGAGGCGTGTGCGAAAGAATTGAGAATGGCAGTTTTGGAATGGATGGACTATCACCGTCCGCAAATTATTTCCGCGATTGCCGCTGCGTCGAAGGAGGCAGCATGAATCAGCTTGCTATCGACTTCGCCGCCATTCCGCGGTGCGTGGTTCCCGAGCGGGATACGCAGCTAGGAACGCTCCTGCAAGCCTTGCAGCAAGGCGAAAAGCTGACGGTGGCCCAAGCCCTCACGCAGTACGGTTGCTACGCGCTATCGCAGCGAATGGGCGATCTGAAGCGCATGGGCTGGCCCGTGCTGACTTCAACGATTACGACAAACAGCGGGAAACGCGTTGCCGAGTACCGCATGGAGGCGAATTGAACCCCATTTGCCAAGTCTGCAAGGAAAGGCGCAACGCGAAGCAAAACGCCATGATGCCGATAACTGGCTATCCTGATTATTTCGTGGACGAATGCGGAACGATATTTAGTTTCCGTCGAAAAATGCCCGTAGCAATGCGCCCTTACCTTACAAAACATGGTTATCTGCGCACGAAGATAGCCAACGAAAACGGCATCAAATGGTTTATGGCGCACCGTTTGATCGCAATGGCTTGGATTCCACAACCAGCAGATACCGTTGAGATAAATCACATTGACGGAATAAAGAACAACAACCACCCGTCAAATTTGGAGTGGGTTTCAAAAGCAAGAAATGTCCAACACGCGTTTGAACTTGGCCTAAATAAACCTTTGCGCGGGTCTGCTAACGGGAACGCTAAGCTAAACGAACGACAGGTTGTTGAGATAAAGCAAGAACTAAAAAACTACAGACAAGGAATTCTCACAGAGTTGGGCGACAAATACGGCGTTTCTAAACAGGCGATTGATCTTATTCACAGGGGGAAAAATTGGGCGCATATCAGCGCATGAACGAGTGTCAAACCTGTGAGGAACGCAGGAGTCGATCCGCTAATGCGGCGATGTGGCCCATCCTGCAAGCGTGGGCCCAGCAGAAGCAATGGCCCATCAACGGGACGATGACTACGCTTACCGACGAGGAGTGGAAGGACATCCTGACGGCGGCTTTTGAAGGCGAAACCTCCCCGCGGATCTCGCCAGGGCTCGAGGGCGGAATGGTGATGCTAGGCCGCAGGACTTCGCGCTACGGAAAGCGCCGCTTCAGCGAATGGCTCGACTGGCTCAATGCTGCATCGCATCATGCCGGCATCAAGATTCCAGCGCCAGAAAGCATGATTCCGTGACCAACGAGCAGAAACGCTTCCAGAACGCTGTACGAGCGGCTGGCTGCATCGTTTGCCACGGTGAAGGGGTAGAGAGTCCCTGCGAGATTCATCACCTCCTGCGCGGCGGCAGACGCATTGGCGAGGATTTTGTGCTTGGACTGTGCCAGATCCATCACCGGGGGCTAATAAATACGGCAGAAGCGGTTAGTCGGCATCCCTGGCGGCGGGAATTTGAGGCTCGGTACGGGACTGAGATGGAATTACTGGAAAAGACGAGGGAGCTATGCGGCGAGCTGCCAGAGTAGACGGGAATCAGTCTCAACTGGCGGCTGCATTCCGATCTTTGGGGTGCAGCGTCCTGTCTCTGGCCCCTTTGGGCGGAGGAGTGCCTGACCTGCTGGTGGCCATAAACGGTATCACATGGCTGGTTGAGGTCAAAATGCCGAACGGGAAGGAAAACGAAATGCAGGTCGAATTCGCCATCACGTGGAAGGGTTGCCGAGCAGTTGTTCGGGATCTGCAAGGGGTCGAATTAACCGTGAAAACGATGAAATTCATGGCTTGACATCTATTTTTCAGAAGAATACGCTCAGAAAATGACCGCAACCCCTATTTGCGCGACTCCCCTCGCGTCTGCCCACCGCGCTGGAAAACTCCCCTTCCCGACGCGCTGTGTCCGGGGACTGCTGCCCGTGGGCGCAGCTATAGCCCCCGGATTCTTTTGATGACCAGAAATTGAGGCAACAATGACCGCCGCTTGGACGCGTAAGGAAGGCAAAAACCTTGCCGGTGGCCTCAACGCCAAAGGCCGCGCCTCTTACAAAGCCGAAACCGGCGGAACCCTCAAGCCTCCGGTCAAGTCGGGCGACAATCCACGCCGAGCCTCTTTCCTCGCTAGAATGGGCAATATGCCGGGGCCAGAGAAAAAGCCAAACGGCGAACCAACCCGTCTTGCGCTGTCCCTCAAGGCATGGGGCGCAAGCTCCAAGGCTGATGCTAAGTCCAAGGCTGCGGCAATTTCGACAAGAAACAAGAAATGATGTTCCACGTGAAACGGGACAGCAATTGAAGATTGAACAGGTAAAGCTAGATGCGCTGATTCCTTACGCCAGGAACAGCCGCACCCATTCCGATGCTCAAGTGGCCCAGATCGCCGCCAGCATCAAGGAATTCGGTTTCACCAATCCCGTCCTGATCGACGAGACCGGCAGCATTATTGCCGGCCACGGACGCGTCATGGCAGCGCGGAAGTTAGCGATTGCTGACGTTCCCAGTATTCGGCTCACCCATCTAACCGAGGCGCAAAAGAAAGCCTACGTTATCGCAGACAACAAACTGGCCCTGAATGCGGGTTGGGATGACGAGATGCTGGCGGTCGAACTCACCGACTTGAAGGACATGGGCTTCGACCTCGACTTGTCCGGCTTTAGCACCGACGAGATCGAGGCGTTGTTGGCTCCAACAGGGACGGAGGGGCTGACAGACGAGGACGCTGTACCGGACGTGCCTGAAGCCCCTGTGACCGTTCTGGGCGACGTTTGGCTGATGGGCAAGCATCGGGTGATGTGTGGCGACTCGACCAGCATTGATGCGGTTGAGAAGCTTTTAGACGGACAAGAGCCAAACACGATGGTCACAGACCCGCCGTATGGCGTGAATCTTGATCAATCTTGGCGGGACAAGGCGCTGGGCAGCAAGGCGCTCGGCAAAGGCAACAATCAACTAGTCGAGAATGATGACCGGGCAGATTGGTATGATGTTTGGGCGCTTTTTCGCGGCAATGTGGCTTATGTGTGGCATGCGTCGGCGTTTACTGATGTGGTTATGGACTCGCTACGCCGCGCAGACTTCGAGGTTAAGCAGCAGATTATCTGGAACAAGAGCGTGATGGTGATGGGCCGCTCGGACTATCACTTCAAGCATGAGCCGTGCTGGTACGCAATCCGGAAGAACAAAAATCACAACTGGGTTGGCGACCGGAAGCAAACAACGATATGGGACGCTGCGCCGCCGAATCACATCATGGGCGGAAGCAATGAAGAGAAAACCTCCCATCCGACACAGAAGCCAGCAGCGCTGTACGAGAGGGCGTATCTTAACCATACAAACATGGGTGAGTACATTTATGAGCCATTCGGCGGGTCGGGGACTGCGGTAATTGTTTGCGAGAAAACTGGACGCCGATCTTTGACTATGGAACTAGACCCCAAATACTGCGATGTAATCGTCCAGAGGTGGCAGGAATTCACAGGACAGACAGCAACGCTGGAATCAAATGGTAAGCCGTTCATTTCGTTGAAGAAAGCTGCGTGATTTCGCTTCCTTAAAAAGAATGTCATTTATCAAACCTCACAGACCGACCGATAAAACAAGGCAACAAGCACAGAGTGCTTCAGGACTCGGCTTGCCTCAAGATCAGATTGCCGCGCTGATTGGCATTGCTCCTGAGACGCTCCGCAAGCACTACGACCTCGAGCTAGGTTTGGGCAAGGCTCAAGCCTCGGCAGCGGTGGCGAAAACCCTGTTCAATAAAGCTACCGTAGGCCAGGACACCACGGCAATGATCTGGTGGACCAAAGCCCAGATGCGCTGGTCTGAGACCGTCCGGCAGGAGCTGACCGGCAAGGATGGCGGCGGAATAGTGATCCAAATCAACAACGAAGACAGCAACCTTGTTTAACGCCACAGCAGCCCAAAGCAGGGCCACAGGGCTGATGACCGGCGATGCCAAGCACGTCATGCTGGTTGGTGGATCAAGGTCAGGCAAGACCTTTGTGGCGCTCCGAGCACTGATTATCCGAGCGACTCTGGCACCCAAGAGCAGGCACGTTGTCTTGCGGTTTCGGTTCAACCACGTCAAATCCTCGGTCATTCTCGACACCTTTCCGAAGGTGATGGCGCTTTGCTTCCCGCAACTCACCTACGTTATCGACAAGACCGACTGGTACGCAACCCTGCCAAACGGTTCCCAGATCTGGTTCGGCGGGCTGGACGACAAAGACAGGACTGAGAAGATTCTCGGGCAGGAATACGCCACGATCTTCTTCAACGAATGCAGCCAGATCCCCTTGTCGGCCCGAAACATGGCCGTCACACGCCTCGCGCAGAACTGCGTGGCAGTAGTGGGCAACCAGCAACGACAGATGCGCCTGAAGGCGTTTTACGACTGTAACCCTCCTTCTATGGCCCATTGGACGTACAAGATGTTCGTCCGAAAGATCGAACCTGAGTCGGGCAAAGCCCTGGCTGACCTGCTCAACTTCTCAATGATGACCATCAATCCTCGAGACAACCTCGAGAACCTCCCGCCCGATTACATCAAGGAACTGGAGAACCTTCCGGCTCGGATGCGCTTGCGGTTCTTGGAAGGCAAGTTCGCTGACATAGCCGCTGGTGCTCTTTGGAACGTCGAAATGATCGACACCCACCGCGAAACCTCTGGGCTTCCCGATATGCTGCGGGTGGTAGTGGCAGTCGATCCATCCGGCAGCGGGGACACCGACAACGCCGGGAACGACGAGATCGGAATCATTGTCGCCGGTCTGGGCATTGACGGTCGTGCCTACGTCCTCGAGGACTGCACAATGAAGGCTGGTCCAAGCGTCTGGGCCAACGTCGTTGCGACCGCCTACGACCGCCACGCAGCCGATTTGGTCGTTGCCGAGAAAAATTATGGTGGTGAAATGGTCCGGCATGTGATAAAAAGCGCAAATCCGTACCTGAAATGCGAGTTAATCAACGCAAGCAGAGGTAAAGCGGTGAGAGCGGAACCCGTTTCGGCATTGACTGAACAGGGCAAGATCCGGTTCGGCGGCACGTTCCCCGAGCTTGAGGACGAACTTTGCTCCATGACGACAAACGGGTACACGGGCGAACGCAGCCCGAACCGCGCCGATGCCTTCGTCTGGGCCATGACCAAACTGTTCCCCGGCATCATCAAGACCGATGCTAAAGCGCAGCGCAAGCACGTTATGCCAACCCAAAACATCAATCGCGGTGCAACCTCTTGGATGGGTGCTTAAATGAAAGCCGGACTCTATGCCAACATCAACGCCAAGCAAGACCGGATAGCCGCAGGCAGCAAAGAGAAGATGCGTAAGCCAGGTTCCCCAGGCGCACCGACTGCCAAGGCGTTCAAGCAGTCGGCCAAAACTGCGAAGAAGAGGTAGCCATGCCACTGGTCAAGTCGAAGTCACCCGCCGCCTTTCGTAAGAACATCAAGGCCGAAGTTGCCGCTGGCAAGCCGGTGAAACAGGCCGTTGCCATCGCCTATGCAGTTAAACGCAAAGCAAAAAAATAGTGGCTTATCAAGACACAGGCATCAACGAAGCAGGCGCAGTCTCGTCAGGCGGCACCAAGCGTGACCGCGACGATGGCGACATGCTGGCAACGATGCGAACGCGCCTCACGATGGCAATTGCGGCGTACTCGGACAGCAGGGAAGACGAGTTAGACGACCTGCGTTTTCGTGCTGCAAGCCCTGACAACCAGTGGCAGTGGCCCGCCGATGTGCTGGCGACCCGTGGCGCGGTGCAAGGCCAGACAATCAACGCTCGGCCCTGCCTGACGATCAACAAGTTGCCGCAGCACGTGCTGCAAGTGACCAACGACCAGCGCCAGAACCGGCCCAGCGGCAAAGTGATCCCGGCCGACGACAAAGCCGACATTGAGGTGGCCGAGATATTCAACGGTCTGGTTCGGCACATTGAATACATTTCGGATGCTGATGTTGCCTACGACACGGCTTGCGACAACCAGGTCACGTTTGGCGAGGGGTACTTCCGCATCCTGACCGAGTACTGCGACGACAACAGCTTTGAGCAGGATCTGCGGATCGGGCGCATTCGGGATTCGTTTTCCGTCTACATGGACCCGACAATCCAAGACCCGTGCGGCTCGGATGCCGAGTGGTGCTTCATCAACCAAGAGTTGACCAAAGACGAATACGAGCG